ACATCTTTAACTCTGATTTTATGCTCTCTTGCGATTCTGATAAAAGAGTGATACCACCCCCAACGCTCTGAAAAACCGCTTCCAAATCCACTCCCTCCGCTTTCGCTATCTTCGGAATAGATGATAGGGTATTCTGCAATAATTCGTTGTATAAACTCCAAAAAAAAACCTGTGCGCCTTTTACGATATGCATCGGAACATTTTTAAACTTTTCGCTCAAATCAATATCAGGGTTGTACGGTTCGATTTCATAAAACACGCTTGCTTTTTTTGTGATTTTACGATACATAACCGACAACATTAATTCTATTTGCTCTTCGTTGTTAATCGTTGTATCTATAACAGCGTGTTCGCCTATTGTTATTTGTTCAAGGTTCGGAATGAATCCGTAATCGACACCATCCATTTTAAACGTCGTTGTTAGCGATGGTCTTTGGTCGAGTGTTTGTGATATTGTAGAAACTATTTCCGCAAAGTCAACCGCTGGTATTTTCATTACGTCGGCTACTTCGATTTTACAAAAAATAGCAATCATTTGAATACAAATAAACACTTCATCATTTGGATTGTCTTCAACTACTTTTTGGTATCGTCTGTATTGCGATAAGGTTATTTCTTTTAAATCTGTTGGGATTGTGAGCTTCATACTATATTAACTAAAAAATGTTGTTTTGTTATTTTTTTACCCTAATACTATTTTTCGTGGTTTCTTAATTGCCAAAGCCATCATTGCGAAATATCGTAATGCATCCATAGCGTGATTCATACTATCGATAGGTTTGTTTAATTTCTTACCTGTCTTATCTGAATCCCAACTATACGCACGTAATTCTTTAATTAAGTTAATACTTGACTTTGTAATTAACATTTCTTTTTCTTGAAGCACCGATATTCCAAATGTAATTGAATCCGCACCTTTAACAACGGGTTTAATATTGAATCCAGCGCGCCGTATTTCTTCAATAGATTTCGGTTCGGCGCTATCCGCCCAAATAGGTAGTCGCTTATCTTGGTTCATTAAATTAATAATATCCGAGTTCAATAATGATGTTGAATAAATACACTCATCACATATAATTTTACCATCATAATCATAAACAGCTACTAAAGCGGTGGGGTCGTTTGAATACCCAAAATCTAAACCGTAACCGATTAATTTTGCTTCGGACGGTATTATATCAATAATATCGTAATTTTCGAATATAACGCCCTCTAGCATTCCTAGTTCGCCTAGTCCGTAAACTCGATACCAGTTATCCCAATAGCTAGAGGTTTTTGCTTTTTCTTTTGCTTTATTAATAAAATTCAAAGCTGATTCTGGACACGCCTCGTTATCTAAATAGTTTACAATGATAAAATCAACATCATCATCGTTTTGCAGTTCGGTATGAAACCAAAATTCATTCGTTGGATTCCAGTCTAAATAAACGCCTAACTTGGTTCTTGATGCTAGCTCGGTATATGCGTGAAAGACCATATTGTTAGCCTCGTTCATATAAAGATAATCTCGACGCGCACCTCTTAACTTCGCATCGTTATCTGCGCTAAAAAATTCTATTTCCGAACCGTTGGCAAAAGTGTATTTAAAATCTGTGGCGTTCCAACGGCTATCAAACCAACGCCCCGTTTCTTTCATTATCTTTTTAAAGTCTTTCATTGCTCCACGCTTTAGGTGCGGGATTGATTCTGCGACTACGCTAATTTCGGTTAATTTATTTTTGGCTGCAATATCAATTAAAATAGGAAGCACTCCAAACGTTTTTCCCGCTGAAGTGCCTCCTTGTATTCCTTTGACAAATTTAGTCAAAGCTTTTATTTTATTTATTGCTGTTGTTCGAATAAACATCAGTCTGGAAATAATGGTTGTTCGGTTACGATTGTGTTTTTTGTATTGTCTGAAAGGTTATTCAAACGCGCCGTAAGGTTTTGAGAATATATCATTGTCATACCGCCGTTGATTTGGTCATTTGTGATTTCTGCTCTAATACGCGATGAGATAGGGATATAATTAGAATACCTTTCATCTTTGTTTTCGAAATAATCTGTTAAATCTGGGTAGGTTATTTTGGTGTTATTCATTACGAAACATTCAAAACCCACCATTGTTAAAGGGCGTTCTTTTTCTCTATAAACAGGTTCTGCATCTTTACCCACCCAATCTTTTACAATAGTCGGTTTGCTTTTGACTTCTTGTTTATATTGTTCAAAAAGCTCCCACATCTTTTCAGGCGTTTCTATGTACTTTTCTTTTGCCATTTTACATACTTCTAACTTTAAAACCTTTATAGGTTCTTACATTTCTTTTTAACTCGATACAAAGTTTGCTGTAATTCGTTTTTGAAATCAATATAAATGGCTTTTTTAATAATTTTTCTGGCACTTGTTTAATCATTAAATCAATCTCACTACTTACTTTTTCAATTGAGTTTTTACACCCTGCATATCCAATAGCTCGTGGTTTCATCACTCAAACAATTTATTTAAATCCTCAATCATTTTTGCTTTAATCTTCTCGTTAGTCGAAGCGGTGTTATCTAGTCCGAAGTATTTTAAATATAACTCCGAAACATTCTCATTCACTTCCGAACTATTCCAATCCTCCTTATCCTTCTCATCAACTTTAATAATCGGTTTTTTATGATTCAATCGATTGATTTGAAACTCCCTTTGTTCGCAGTTTTCGCACGGTTCTATTCCGATTGCTTGTGCAGCTTTTTTTATTGCAGTTCCGAATTTAATTTTCTTGTTGCTTGCCATTTTCGTTTATGTATTTCAAAAGTTCGTCAGTTGCTTTTTCTTGTAGTGATTCAAACTCTTTTATTGTTGATTCTCCAAGTAGGTTATATTTCATGCAATCACCGTCAACACCCGTAAGGATATAATAATCTTTCGATAAATACTTTTCTAGGTTCTTTTGGATTTCTGCAACAACTACCATTGGTGTTGGTGTTGGAAATGTAACTACAAAGATTGGTTTTCTTTTATTTGCCATGCTATTTGTTTTTTTACTTTTTTGTTTATTTCGTGAATTGTCTGTAATCTTATACCCGTCATTCTCGATAATTTTCTTTGACCGTGCTGATTTGATAATTCGAACGTTGTTCTTTCATACCATGTTAATGGTTGTAATAATTCTTTAAACTCTTCCTTTGTTCTAAAAGTATCGATTGTCGGTTCTTGATATTCATCATCGGTTGTTTCATATTGGCTAAAATCATTTTCCAATACTTCTTTTGATTTTAAAGTATCATAAAAAATGTTTCTTAAAATTGAAAATATGTATTTCGGCTCGGTTGATTTTATTTTTTCAAACCGTAAATACATTTCTTGAACTATCTCGTCGGCGGTGTCTTTGTCTTTACAAATGGTAAAGGCTGTTTTTCTCCAAAGACTATCGTTTAACGAAAGTTGTTCTATCATGTTTTAATCACATATTTTTCCACCGACCTCAAAGATACCGTTTCTTTCAATTTGTCTTTGAACACCTGTACAGTCATTTTCGATTATTAAAACCGAAATAACTTGGTTTTGAATTACAAACCTTTCGGATTCTAAAATAGTAGCACATCTGCAATCTGGCGACGTTTGCTCTTCATTATCGCTATCTGGCGTGCAAGATAAGAATAAAATTGATAAGAATAATAAAAGTGTTTTCATTGTGTTTTGTTTTTAAAGGTTAAAGATATATAAAAATTCCAAACCCCCAACAAATAAATGCTAGGGTTGTGGGTTGTTATTTGTAAATATTATGCATATCATCGATTGCTTTTTGTTCTTCGCTTCTTTTGGATAGGTCAACTATTTCAACCCATTTTTCACCATCAAACAAAGTATCGTGTCTGTAATCATCAAATCCTTTTCTTTCATGTGGCGGCTTTTCATAGGCATTTAATTTTCCGTCTTCTACTTCAAAATAATCGCCCTCAACATAATCAATTGCGTGCGGAACATATCTTATTGCAGTTCCTTTTCTATAACCTCTGTTTTTAGCTTCTTGTATTAAGTCCATAGTTTTAATCCGTTATTTTCACATCGTATCGTTTCTCCGCTTCGGCTCTTGTGATTGTTTCGGGTTGGATAATTTCACTCCATACGCCGTTTTCAAATATGCACGCCATCATTCCGAATAACAATTGATTAAACTCAAATCCGTTATAATATATCTCATCGTGACAAATACATTCGTTTTTAGATGATATTGATTTTATTTTAGTCCCAATTTTATACCCTCTCTTAACCGCTTCTTTTCTCAAATATTGCTCGACTGTTTCAGGGGTGGCGGGTTGCCAATCTTCTTTAAACGATTTTAAACTCCAATTATTTGCATGAGTAAAACCGCCACAATCATCAAATCCATATCCAACACCGCCAAACACCGCATCGTCTTTTTCATAAAACACAACTATTTTTGGATTTGATTTGTTTTGATACCAACCTCCATAAGTGATAACTGGTTTTATTGGTTGTTTATCTTTGTCCTTAACCAATCGACAAATCTCATCGACTGTTACTTTTGATAGCGTTGTTGTTGTTTCGGTGTCTGTTACGGTTACTGTTCCGTTTTCTTGTAGTTTAATTGTTGGGTTCATCCCTCTTACTTTTTACCCGCATCGTTAGCGGTATTTATAAATTCACGAATTACTACTTCGCATTGTTTTTTACGTGAACGACCTTGCTCTTTTGCGATTGTTTCAATAGCCTTTGTCTCGTCGTCGGTTAGGTGCATTTCTATTCGGGTCATTTGGTTATGGGTTTAAAATATTACAAATTCCAAAAACATTTTTACAGATTTGGTTTTTAGCGATTACGCTTCTTTCTGTTTTTTGTTCAATCATTTCTGAAATGAATTTTTGTTCTTGTTCAAAAGCTAACTCTACTGCTTTCATTATTTCCATTCCGTTTTCGATTAAAACTAAAGCTCTTTCTGTTATTGATGCTGGTATCATAATTTCTATTTGTTTTAATTATACACCAAAGTAACGTATAATAAATGTAACCACCAAACAATATCTGTAATTTATAATTGGTCTAAATATGGCGGGGTGTTAGAATAGATTTTGTTGTGATAAATATGGAGCTATTCTTTTGTTAGCTAGATTAACATATTCTAAACTTATTTCAGAAGCTATCCAATTACGATTATTTAAAATTGACATTTTAGCCGTTGTTCCACTACCTGCAAAGCAATCATAAACTACATCACCTTCATTGCTCCAACTTATAATATGGTCATTTGCTAATTGTTCAGGAAAAATTGCAGGATGTTCAGCTTCTTTTTTCCCACCAACATTTAGAGTATAAACATTAAAATCAATTCTTGTATCTTTAGTTTTATCTTCTCTATCTGCCTTATTACAGTTTTGTGTTTGTAATGTTTTCCTTTTTATAGTCTTGCCAGCATTTTTTGTTGGTATCATTCTTAAATTAGTCGTTTTTGGCCTCCCCTTGCTAAATACAAACATATATTCAAAACTTTGGCAATATCTACTTTTATCTACGTTTGGCATTGCATTAGGTTTGTGCCAAATCATTGTATCGTGCAGATTAAATCCTTGTTCTTTAAAATATAATGCTTGTCTAAAACTTGTTCCGCTTTCACTACCTTTTATAGTTGCATCTCCAACAATCCAAACAATAACACCGCCTTCTTTTGTAACTCTGAATAATTCTTTAGCGATATTTTCAAAATCAAAACTATATCCTTTATAAGTTCGCAAATTGTCGTAAGGCGGTGAAGCAACTGTTAAGTCAATGAAATTATCAGGCATTTTAGCCATTGTTTCAAGGCAATTTTCGTTGTATATTTTATTTACTTCCATATCTCTAAATTTTTACTTTCCCAACAAACCTATCTTCAAAATCATACTCAAACCCGAACAACTCTAACGTGTCGGTGTATATGAATATATATTGCCAGTGCCAGCACCATCCACGCCCGTCTTTCCATTTCGCTGGTAATTGACTGTTCTTTTTAATTGCTGATAGTCTGTATGGTCTGTTTGCGTATGTACCGTTATGGAATAGGTATGTGTGTTTGTCGGTGGTTATTTTAGTTTGCGCTTTCATTTTAACGATATTATTTTAAATTCAAAATACTCTTCGCCTTTTTTAACTTGCTCAACTGAAATATTAGCTTTTTTAATTAACTTATCGTTAAATCCATAATGACTTGCTAAAATATCTTGTGTCGGTTTTATAGGGTTGTCCCAATCACTAGATGTTGAACTAAATCCAAAAGTGTAGAAAACCTCGTATGGTGCTTTTGGAATTTCTATTTTAGGTAATAAATAACCTACTATTTTTTGATAGGCTTTATATTTATCAGTTCTAAATCTTTTTCCTTTCCAAGCCTCATTTACGCTTAATGGTTTGATGTTTATTCTAATCATTGGACAATCGATTTAAACTATAATTATTTTCTTTTGCCCATTCTGGGTTTAATTCTATTTTTTGATGTCCTTTTCTTGATACTGCAAGCCAATATTTTGTTTCTAAAAATAATTTTCCTATCCTACCTTTTTTATGATGAACGTCGGTTGTAGGTTCGCTCGTGATGGGGCAAATCTTATTTTCTGGTTTATTTAAAAAATCAGCACGCAACTTTAAATAAATAGCCATTTCTTGTTTTTTCTTTTTAGATAATTTCGCAATTGGTTTAACATTTGCCTTTTGTTTTTTACAAGCGTCTATGCATTTTTCATCGTTACAGTGCTTTTGTAAAAACCTTGTTGGTGTGAATTTTTGTTTGCAATTTAAACATCTCATGTTAATAATTTTCAATTAAATACGGCAAAGCGTCTTTGTTAATATCAAAAGTAAAATCTTCAAATCGATACCCTCTGGAATATGGATTTGATACGGTTACACTTCTATCTTCGTTAACTTCTAAATTTATAACCGTTTCAGCTTTTTTCAAAACGTAAGTTCCTAAATGTCCTAAAGGTTTTCCAGTCAGTCCGCTTTTGTGTATAATGGTTGTAATATGCAAATTAAAATCATAAGTCCATTTCATAATATAATCGCTTGCCTCTTTACTCATTACCAAGTCGTTTGTGTTTTCTACTAAGTCGGCAATTCCGTCAATAGACAAAAGTTTTTATACCACAGCAAATGAGTTTTTATTAAACATCGAAAATTATAAATAATGGATTTAAACTTTGATGATTTAGGCACAAATAAAATCGAAGATATTGATTATTTATCAATGCTAGATGAGTGTGTTGTTGTAGTCTGCTTTACTATCTAATATAAATAGTTGTTTTTTCCAATCTCCCGAACCGTCTTTTTTTGCTCCAGTTTGTAGCGGTAAAATTTTTGTAATTACTCCTGTGATTTCCATATTATTTGTTTTTAAGGTTTTCGTTTCTTCTGTTTTCTCTTAACTGATATTCTCTTTCAGATAATTGTTTTTTTATTGTCTTATAGCTTTTATACAACACGCTATAAGTTTCGTCTTTCATATTTTCTTGCCAATCGCTTTTTTCTTCGTCAACTCTTTTTGCGCTTAAAAACATTTCTCTGATTTCGTTTGGTATTTGCATATAGTGTTCTTCACTCATACGCAAAAACACATCGCTATTTTGCCCCATTTTAATTAGTTTTAGGAATTAAACTTTCACACCATTTTGTTATGTCAGTCGGACTTGTTATAAACTTAGCATACTGTTCATTGTATGGCGACCATTTTTGCTGTGCATTTTGTTTTACTGGTAATTTAATAATTTTCTTTGAGTAAAGAAAACGACCTATGCCCCACATTACCCCAGCACGTTTAAAAGCATCGCTCGCTTCGCCTTTTTGTTTTTCAACTTGGCTTTCGGTTCCGCAGTCAGATTTCCAAATAAAATCGTCGCCAATTTTAATACCTATACTAGCGAATAAATTACCTTTATGTTCCTCGTACTTAACTTGCCAATTTTCAGCACCGCAAACATCGTCTAAAATGTCTTGAACGTAACGAGCGTCAATATAAGCAACGCAAGTAGCACCGTATTGATTTGCGCTTTGAACTCGCCATTTATAAGGCAGTTCTTGTTTTAATTTTTCTAAATCTATTACTTTACTCATATCTCTATTATTTTTTAAATTAAATCCCGATGTGATGGGAGGGGTTAGTTTAGTTTTAAATTTTTAATAATATTTTCTACTTCATCAATTCTTTTCAAACATTCTGTAACCGATTCCGAACCTTTAATATATTTTTGTTGAAAGGCAATTAAAGCGGTTTTAATTGTAGGGTAATGATACGGCTCTACAAATTCAAAAGGTTCTTTTTCGTCAGTTCCTTTTTTCTTACGTTCTCTCGTTTCAAAGAACTCTAAATTTACGTTGTTGTCATCGTATGACAATCTCCAATTTTTTGATAGTAACATAATCTCATATAATTAAAAAATCCTGACTAAAAATCCATCGGGTCAGCAATGGCATTAGTCAGGAAAAGTTATAAGTTTTCTAATAAACCCTGACCGATTTATTTACTGCGAATATACAAATTAATCCCGATTCCACAACCGTTTTAATTAATTTATACTGATTATATTTAATAGAAAATCGGTTCATCGTCGAAATTCATTTTACTAGGAACTAACAGAAAACTATCTTTCTTTTCGATTATGAATATAGATGATAATGATTGTCTATTTTGATGTGATATAAACCCGTTAGTGTTGATTCCTAACTTTATAGCCTTGCTCATTGTTAAATCGTAAGGCATCCCAGATTGCTGTATTAATTCAGCTATCATAACTCACTTTTTTTACCAAACCCGTTTCGATTAAGTTCTTTGCATATTAAAGCAAGTTGGATAAGTGCGAAAATAAATATTACAATCATGCATGATATTGCGCATGCGGTGTCGAATAACCCAATCACGCCAATAAGCAGTAATGCGAGTAGTAGTGTTAGTGTTGGTTTCATTTGTGTAGGGGTGTTTAGTTATAAAAAGAGAAATCTGTTTTGTTTGTAAGTTTTCCAGATAGCATTTGGTAAAAATATGAATAGCTATATTTTGTCTGTAATCTTCCATCATCAATACAGTCAAAAATATCATTTGTTTTGTTATTTATCACCTTTCTAGCGTTTGGATTTTTACCTTTATATTGAGTCTTTAGACCCATCTTATGGCTATGCTTTATGTTTTCGCTTTGCGTACACCACTCTAAATTTTCAACTCGGTTATCGGTTTTTATTCCATTTATGTGGTTTACGTAAGGTTTGTTGTTTGGATTCGGAATAAACATTTCGGCTACTAATCTATGAACAAGTATTGTTTTATACACCTTACCAGTTTGTAAATTAGCTTGATGGTATCCGTGACAATTAATCCTTCCTTTCAATATTGTTTCTTTTTTAAATCCTCGAACCCATTTTTTAGCATCGCTTATTAAAGTTCCGTCTGAACATATTGAATAATAGCCTTCAAAATTATTTACGCTTTTTCTCATTTTATTTGATTTTAAGTTAAAAACAAATATACAAAATAATATTTAATAAATAGGTAAAGATGGTTTAACAATTGGTTGGTAGTGGGTAACTAATCCGTGTTTTATATGGTCTAAAATAGATAATAAATCCAAATGATATTTTAACATTTCAAATTTAGACTCTATGAATCTACCACCATAATAATCAGTTGAAATATCTTTCGGCAAGTCCTTTTCTGAATTAATTGAAATCCAGCCGTTGTTGGATTCGATGCCTTGTAATGATTTTGGGCGATAAAAAGGCTCGTCATAATCTGTTGATGTTCTAAAGTTTTTTAAATCTAGCATACCAGACAAAATAGCTTCCTCTGGAACATATTCTGCGGGAATCCACCCGTCATAAGATTCATCTGAATCAACTCCGAATAAAACCCAATCTTCTTTTATTACTTCTTCTTTAGTTTTCATACTCCAATTATTTTATTTGCGTTTTTGTTCGTTTGCTTATGATAAGTTCCGATTTTCTAATGATACAAATTTCATTCTCGAAAGGCACTTCAAACTTAAATCTATCAAGTGTGAATTTTGATATTCCGATTTCGTGAGTATTGCATAAGATTGTTAAATCTCCATAGTAGAAATGCTTTTGGTTTTCGGTCGCATTTTTAAATTCTAAGTGGTAGAGTTTCTTATTCATTACTTATAAAAAATAATATAGTTGTGAGAACCTTTTATTTTAGAACAAGAATACCCTGTTTTTATATTTTTTCCCAACTCAAGTAATTCTCTTAATTTGTCTTTCGTTCCATTTCTAGGAAGCCAACTTGTATCTAGCCAATTCCATCTTTCAAAAATACCATCATTGTTGTTATAGTACTTATCAAACATTCTGTCGTAAAGATTATGTACTTTGACTTCTATTTCATAATTTTTATCTAAAAATACTTTAGATAATTTTATTTTATCTTTTGGCAATCCAAAACGTATCCCGTCACGCAATGTTTTTAAACTTATTTCCCTTAATTTTTCTAAAGTTTCATCGTTTATTTCTGAAACCTTTACTTTAAATTCAGTCATAATTCCTATTTGTTTAAATTTCTTCTACAAATATAAACAATAACATTTGTATAAATACAATAATAAATGTTAAATTTTGTATTAAACAATGTTTTTAGCGTTTTCAGTTAGTTCTAAGTTGTTCCATAATTAAAAATCTGTTTGTTTAATTTCTAAAATCAATTCGACCGCATTTATTTTTTTAGCTAGTTTCCGCTTTTCAAAATAATCGTAGGTAGTTTTGTACTGCTCTAATAAGTCTCCTAAATACAATTGAAGTTTGATGCTAAGTTGTTCTTTCATGGTTAGATTGATTTGATTTGGTTGCGATATTGATTTGTTACAGTAGACACATTGACCGCTAAAGCAATTAGCTACTGGTCTAAAACAAGCGCATTTACTCAACTCAATCGCTTTATTTTTCGCTTCTTCGCTCATGGTGTTGGGTGTTATTAGAGTGCTGTATGAATAGTGTTACTAGTAATTGCCGTTATTAAAGAAATAGGCTTGCTACTAAATACTTGGTTCATTTGTGATTGTGTTAATTTTCTCATAAGTTAATTTTCTAATATTTTTTAATTAATAATGCGAGGTGTGGTGTGGGGTTATCTTTGGTTTAAAAATTCGTCAATAGCTTCTTCTGTATTATCAAAAAGATAAAAAGCATCTTCTCCACAATTTCTTAACCATTCTGCAAAATCTTGTAATAATTCTTTGTCGTACATAATCTCTATTTTAAGTTAATAATTCAATGTTTTTATTTATTGCAAGTCAATAAAATCCATTTGCCTACATTTTTGCCAACTTCCATATATTCAGCATAGGTTATATTGCTTCCGTGTCCCCAAGTACAAACTTCATCCCATTCATCTTGCAAAGGATTAACCAAAAGAACATTTAATGAAGTTAGTAGCGAGGCGAAGGATTTGGAAACTTTCATAAATTGATAAGTATTTGTAGAATAATCAACGTATAAACTTCCGACTTCATTATGATAACTGTCAACAACCCCCTCTTTCTGCTCGTCAGTTAGCTCGGAAACGAAGCCTAAAATTTTATAGTTTTCGTTTGGCAAATCAATCGCTTTTGGCAATTGCATCGTATAGTACCTTTCATTTTTCCATGCTTTCGCTCCATCGGGCAACTTCACGAAAACCCCGAAAACTTTGCTTGTTTCAAATTGGATTTGGTTCATAACCCCTCTTATTTAAAATTAATAATATTCTCTAACTTGTTTAACAGCAT